TTAACTTCCCAATTGGATCTATCGTTTGGATTTAAACCTAACTTAGCGCATTCTTCTAATTTCGAAACTCTATCATAATAAGGTACTTGGACCGGTTCCGAAGACCATTTTTTGACTGATTGAGACATATCACACCAACGACAAAAAGAATATTCCCAAGCACTTCTATATATAACTAATTGAGGATCACCAATGTATTTTTCAGGATTTTCTACACGATAATAGCCCTGGTGAGTTTGGCCTTTTTTTAAACTGCCACTGTCATTAAACGCATTTTGTTGTGGCTTATGCCATTGTTTATATGAGTTATTATCCATATTTTTTACATTTTTTTATTTTTACTACGTTTTTCATAAAGTGCTTTTTTTCTTTTGTCTGCTTCTTCTTTTCCATATTTTTCTACCCATATATCATAAGGAGATCTGGCATACATTGGATTATTACTTCCTTTATTTTTTCCTTTTTTAGCCTCGCTCATTTTTTTCTTAGATTCTTCAGAATGATGTTGTCCTTTCCATTTTGTTGAACTTCCTTTTTTAGCTTCGCTAATCTTTTTTTTATGTTCAGATGTTTTCGGGATTCCTTTTTTAGCTTCACTCATTTTTTTCTTAGACTCTTCAGAATGATGTCCCCAACTTTTTCCTTTTTTAGCTTCACTAATTTTCTTTCTTGTTTCTTTAGATAAAATAACGCCTTTTCTAGGTGAAATTTGACCTAGTTTAGATTCGCTAATTTTTTTCTTAGATTCTTCAGAATGATTTTTTCCCAAATGTGAAATTCTTAATTTTTCTTTTGTTTCTTTAGATAATTTAACACCTTTTCTTGTTGGTGGTTTACCTATACTAGATTTACTAATTTTTCTCTTAGATTCTTCAGAATGATGTCCGCCCCCATTTAAACCACCTGTTGGACTTATGTTATATCCATTAGGAACTAACGTATTGAACTTCTTAATATATTTTTCCTCTAATAATAAATTTAAAGAAGGATCGCATATTTCTAAAATATCTCTACTAAAATTCTCCTTACCATATTTTTTTATGGCATTTGATAAAGCTGGTTTTCCACTACCTAAATAATTATCATTTTCATTACCTTCATGAGAACCCACATATTGTTTACCATTTATTAAATTAGTGGTTAAATATACAAAATTCATGTTTTATTTTATATATTCACTAATTTTATTTAAATTTGGCATAAATTATAGATTGTAGATAGTAGAATGTTGTGACAAAGATATTTTGGAAGATTTTGGCATGTGTCCATACAACTTTCTCCACCCCTTAGCAAAACCGTTTTTAATTATTTGAGTATAATATGCGAATGCATTTTGCGATTTTTCAGGATCATATCCCCTCCAATAAAGATAGCAATCTATAACAGCTGATTGAATACAATCCTGTTTGTCTTCGGGATATACGTAGGTTAATTTATTAGAGAATCTATCTGCCATAAGCATAAACATATCTAATGCGGTTGCAGAAAGTTCATTTTTCTCTTTGCAGATTATTATTTCTTCTCTAAGGTCTTTGTTTTTTACGTGATGTGGCATTTTAATAAAATTTTAATTGTTTCTTAACACAAAATAGTGTCAATTGTAAATAAATTTGGTTAATTTTATGTGAACACACAAGAAACCCACATAAAATTAATATATTTATTTTATGGAGGATAAGTAAAATAGTTTTACTAATATAGTTATTTTTAGAAAATAAAATTTATGTTATTTTTCTTCCAATTCTAGGCATTTTGCGAGCTCACCTAAATTTTGTAATTGAAGGTTTTGCCTTTCTAGTTGAGCTTCATGTAATTCAATAGCTGATTCTAATTCAGGTAGCTTTATATCTAAGAATATTTTCAAACTATCAAATTCAGTATTTACATAATTAACTTTTTTATTAAAATTAGGACGTGTAACTGTTGCATCAATTATAGAATATGTTATTAAAAAAATTAATGACGCAACTATTATTAACGATGGCCAAGTTATTTTAATCGGTTTTTTCTTTTCCATTGTAATTCTTTATTTTTACTGTATCTGAATTATCTAAAATGTATAAAACAGGTTTTCCGTTTTCATCTAACAGCGTCGCTGATACAGAGGAAGCGCGGATTGATCCAGGTCTCTTAGAAACAGGCGTGTCTACTACAGGTTTTTCTTCTAATATTTGATTAGTCGGTGCAGGATCAACTTTAGGTTCTTTAAAATCTTTAGGCGCATAAGCTTTTTGTAACTTTTCAAAAGAACTATTTAACATAGTCAAACGCTCTATTATTTCTTCAGTATTTGCACCACCTGCTTTGAGCAATAAATCAAACTTCTGATTTGTATTTTCATTCAGTTCTTCAACTAGCGTATAAATATCTTCTAAGTAATCTAAAATTTGTTCATTGAAGACATATTGCGCCTTTCTAAAGTCATCAATTTTTCCTATGAGGGTGTATGTAGTAGATATAGATTCTTCTATTTTAGCTAATTGTCTTTCGTCTGATTTATCAATTTCAATTGTGGCATATAAATAGTAACTTCCCACTAGTATGAGAGCTATCACTAAAAAATATTTTAGTGGTTTTGGTGTCTTATCATAGAATTGATTAAAATTAAATTTTTCAAATTGTATAATAGGCATTGTTTAATTAGTGACTTTCCATATTGTCTAGCATGCTCTAGACATTATTTTAATTTCAAACTCTTAAACTGAAAGAGTTTTTAGAATGGCAACAGGAGCCGATGTAACTTCCTGTTCTCCATCAATAGATCGTACTATTCTTACTTCATCTGTATCTCCAATCGCTTGAGTATAATCTGTCACATTAATTAAAACGTTTTCAACCGCCTCACCTGTAACTTCATCAATTATAACGCCTTCCACGTAATTATCTGGATTAGCAAAATCATTTATGTTTTCTAAAATCCTTATTTGTGATTTGGGCAGAATTGATGTTCTTCCTTCGACTAAAACACTTACAGGAGATTCAGTTCCTGCGTCTTGCCATTCATTAAACTTAACATAGCATTCATTAAGTTTAACTGGTGTGTTACCCATATAGATTCCACACTTGACATATTGTTCGAATAGCTCTTTAGTTGTTAAGTTCTGAAGAGTTGTTTTGTCAAATTTATATTGAGGTTTGAGGGTTGATACTTTTTTGTCTCCGACAGCCTTTACCTTGGAGGGTTTTACTTTATGAGTAGAACCTTGAACTTGTATTATTAAATCACCATCATTAGTTTGGCCAATAACATTTCCTTTCTGCTTATCAAATGTGACAGTGTCACCTATTTGAGCATCCTCGTTTAAGTTACCGCTTAACTTTTTTTTTACATTTTTTGATTCTGTAATACCCATTTCTTTTTCTACTGCTTTATACATAGATTCAATTTTCTTAGCATCCATTTTCATTAATTCCTCTTTGGTATGTTTGCAATTCTTTTTGTTCTTTAGTATAAAATTAACCTGTCCTTTTTTATCCTTAATATGGTGTTCATTTAAAGATTCTTGAATTTTCTTTTTCTTAAGAAATACTCTTGGAGTATTCGCTGGTCTTTCTTCAACTTCAACGTCTTCAACTTCAACTTCTTCTTCACCTTCCATATCAGATTGCTCTAATTCTTCAGGGGCTTCTTCATCATCTCCCATTTCTAACTCGATTTCCCCGGCGGCATCTTCGTTTTCTTCTTCTCCATCTTCAGAAACATCTTTATCTTCATCATATTCATCATTTACACCTTCTTCAGTTTCTTCTGCTTCTTCATCTTCTTCCTCGTCTCCGAGTCCTAACTCATCTTCTCCTTCTTCTTCATCACCTTCATCACCTAATCCTAGATCATCCTCTCCTTCTTCGCCTTCTTCGCCTTCAACATCAACAGCACTTTCTTCATCATCTTCAGCACCTGCTTCGGCAGCATCTGCCGCAGCTTCAACGTTATCAACGCCTAAGTCGATCTCATCTGCTTGCATCGATGGAGAATCTCCGAGTAGTTCTGATTGATCATCATCAAAAGTTATCTCACTAGCTGGAGAATCTTCCATGTGCTCTGCACCTACGACTACACCTGACTGATTGTCCGTTTCTTCACCTTTGGCCGTAGAAGTTGGTTCAGGAATCGGGACTGTATACTTTTGACCATCAACATCGATGGTTACAGTAGTACCTTCTGATACGTTTGTATATTTCTCAATTTCATTAACGTAATCTTTGTATTCCTCTTTAACTTCTCTAAGCTCATCCTGCAAAGCTTCAATTAATTGAATAGTTACTTCATTCTGTTCTTCATTCTTGAAGTTTTCTATCTTCTCATTTAGATCGGCAATGTACTCTTTATATGAAGTTTTAGCTTCATTTATTTGGGCCAAAATCTTTTCTTTATTCGGTAAAATATCACCAAATGTTTTAGAAACATCAAATCTCATATGCTCCATCATAACTTTTTCAGCTTGAATAGGATTTATATTTCTATAAAAAGTTGCCTTATTATTTGTTGGATCATATGTAGTAATGAAAATGTTATTTCTTAATTTGATTATATCGGCTGCATGAGATTCGTCCATTTTCATATAAACTCTTTTTGCAAAGTCTACTTCTACAATTTCTTCAAAGTTTTCTTTAAGAGTTTCGGCTAACATATAGAAATTAGTGTTGCCTGACCACTGAGAAATTTCAACAGCATCTTTAAGCTCCTGCTCATTCATAACATGAGTGTTAATCTCTACATTTTCTTCTGTAATAACTGCTACATCATTGCCAACATAAAGTTTAATATTATTCTTTTCTATTTCAACATTTGGTAAATTAACAGCTTCACATAAAGACTTATAGCCTTCATCTATATTAGTAACCTCAGATTTTTTAAGTCTGTTTATATTGTTTCCTTTTTTAACATAGTAGTTTCCTTTGATATTGAAAAGTACTTCATTTTCTCCTAAATACATAAGTGGGGAATATACTTTTTCTATATCAGCATTCGCAGATGCATATTCTAATTGTAAATCAGTTGCATCAACCATCACAATATTAATAAGATCTCTTACGAAAGGATCATAGCTAAATTTAACAAGAGTTTCTTTTAATATACTCTTGGATTGATCATTCTTATTAGCTAAATAATTGTTAACAACATCTTCAATCAAGGGCAATAAATAATTGCTCTTAGTTAATTTCATTGTTTCAATTATCTTGGTAATATCAATGTCATTTTTATAATTTGCAACTCTTTGAGATAGCGCATTTAATTGAGTAGCCACGCCAGGCACCCAATTATACTCTCCTGCTAATGCAGAAATATACTCCTCATAAATTAAAGCTTCTGGGTATTGATTCACCCTTTCTTCAAAGTGCTCTAATATTTGCATCAGAGTTTGATCATCCTTTGCTTCAGATTCTTTGAGAACATTTATAGACTTTCTAACACCAATATTCTTTATAGAATATAGTCTTTTTTGAGTCTCAAGCCATTCTGTAATCAATTTATCTTCTGGAAATTTAGATAATCCTTCAAATAAATTTTCAGTTGCCACTCTTTCTATTTCAAATCTAGCTTCTGGCGTAACACCATTATAAATTGCAGAACTTAATGCTGCAATGGTAGTTTCACAAAGAGCTTTCGCTTCTGGCAAAGTAGTAGTTCTCTTTAATTCATTAATGTTTGCTATCATAGCTGTTGCGTTTATTTAATTTAATGAGATTTTATTTTATATATTTATTGTTTCCTAACAAATTCTTTCTTTTTCCTAATGCATTAGATTATTGTTATATCCCGAACGACCCCGAATATATCATTATTAACGCTGTTGGCAATATGTATATCTATTAACTTATAATCTACAGTACCAGGAAAGATAATATTGGCGGATGGGTCAATTGTTACTGGGTTGCTTGAATCTATAGTAAAATGGTTGAGATTGAGGACGATATCACCTTCTTCTGTAAATTTTCTAGTTCCGTCATCACCTCTCATTTCTAATATTATGCCTATACTAGAATCCATTGAGTCAGCCATAAAATAACCCCCGTTTATAATTTTGAATGATGATTCATCAATAACTTTTGTTGTAATATCAGGTAAAATTGATATTACAGGTTCTCTGTGAACCGAAACATTATCGGTTTCCTCGTATGTTATAACAGGTTTTTTGAAATTAGTGAATGATTCAGGAATTTCCCAGTAGTAATATTCATGATTTTCTACACCCTTTTCGGCTAAGTTCCATTCATTTGTTCCAGATTGAACCCAATAAACATCAATATTACTTAGAATAAAGGCTTCTCTGTTGTATTCCCATTCTATTAAAAATGGATAACCTTTTGGCAATGTTACTCCAGCTGCTGGAGATTTAATTTGAATAGCCCCGTCATTTTTTTCTACATTTCCTATATCATCTTCACCATACATTCTTAAACCAATTCCTCTCATGTAATTATTGGCATCCATTTCAGTAGTCGGATCGAATACTGGCTGATACGTTTCTACTTCTATATTAAATTTGATTTTTATTGTATTATCACTTTCAAAAGAATATTCTATCAATTTATCTGTTGTAATATCTTCAGGAAACCCGCTAGTGCACCCGAGTCTCATTCCCTTATAATAAACGTAGAAAGTTTTGGTTTTGTAAAATTCTTCTCTTATTGCTTGCTCTACTTTTAATGCAGTTACCTGAGTATCTATTATCATTTCACAATCAAAACTGATAGTAAGTGGAATAGAATATAGAAATGACACATAAGATTGTAATTTTCCATCTACTTCTTTAATATATCTGCCCTGAACAAATCTATTGGTAATTCTATTCGAATCAATAGGAGAACCGGTGTATGTTATGACTCCTCTTGGAATTCTATCAAAATTTCCATCTACTGGTTTGGGGAAGTTACAGGCATGATAATGAGTATAAAAATCTTGCATAAAGCGTTCATCTCCACTCATATTATAAAACCATGGAATTTTAATTTCTTCGATTTCCTCATTAGACCATACTTGATTATACTTGATATTATTGTTGAGTAAGTCGAGCATCCCGGCAATAGCTGCTCGAACTATAATATCTTCTGAGTTATAAGTGTTATATAGCGACATTGATTGTATTGTTTTTTTATATATTCTTCAAAAAACAATGAGTCACTGGATTTATTCCTTTATTTTTATTCTCGAAATAAATAATTATGACAAATTAGATATAAGAAGAGCCCCGTCTATAAATTATAAATTCAACGACAAAATTAAAGTTTATCATCCAGATTTTTATATTCCATCTTTAAATTTAATAGTTGAAATAAAGAGTTCTTATTTTTATAAAAAGTATGAAGAAAAAATTAAATCGAAAGAAAAGGGTGTTATCTCTAACGGATTTAATTATATAATTATTTTATAGATAAAGATTATAGTTTTTTAAGTACTAACTATTTTTAATCTATTATAAAATTCTACCGGAAATGATTTACGATTTTTATGAATTAAATCCGCTAAAGTTGCATCTAAATAATATGTTATACACCAATCTGATTCATTTCTTACACCCCTTCCTATACCTTGAATTACATCTACTGCTGCTTTCCACGCGTACCAATCTGGATTTATCTGTAATTTAGTTTTTACAAATTTATCGTTTAAAGATAAATAAGGGGTTTTTGCGGTTATTATAAAACGACACAAATCATTAGAAAGATCTAAGCCATGCGTTAAACTCGGCCCTATCAGAACCCTGTTATGATCCCTCTTGAGTATCTCTAGTACTTTCCTCTTCTCTTCTGTGCCTTCATATACCAAGATTCTCTTTTTATTTTCACTAGATAGGCTTTGGTGTATTTTCATCGTAAGATTATACGAGGCGCTGTGAATTATTCCGTTTTCTTTAGGATGATTATCTAAAATTTCGTTTATTTTCTCATTTAACCAGGGAAGATTTGCGTCTATTTGATTATACGACATTCTTCTTTTATTGTAAAAATATATAGGAGATTTAGAAAAATCAAAGGTAGATTCCATTTTTATATAACTCGCTGTTTTTAGCGCAATACTTTTTAAGTATGCTTTGGGATCAGCAAATGTTGCAGACATTAAAATAGTAAATCCGGTGTGCCCATGGAAATATTTATTCATCATAAAATTTTCCTCTAGACAATTAAAAACTAAATCATTATCTCCAGCAGGATTCTTAACAATATTTCTTGTGGACGTATTGTAAATTATTTCAACATAATCTTCTATTTTACAATGAAAGTCTTTTAGCCAATCACATAATCTAAGAGCCCCTTTCCATTCTTTGGGCGGGTCATCTTTAGGGTATTCTTCTTTTACTGTGTCTTTAAGAGTTTCAATTGACGGCATATAATTTTCTAAATACACTTCTAACTTAGCTAATGTCTTATATAATTCATCTTGGTTTTCAAAATCAAAAAGCGCCTTTATTAAAAGTTTAACTGATTGAAAGGTACTAGAGTGATCTTTAATTTTGTAGTTCTTAAAAAATTCAGTAAGTTCTTCTAATTTATCTAAAGTCTTTTCATTAAATCTCGGGGAATAATGATTTTGAACAATGTCTAGAATTTTGTGGCCTTCATCACATATAGTAAAATCGCGAGGTGGAAAAAGTTGTTCTTCTTCTGGCAAATGCCTATTGGCGTAGTTTTGCATAATGAGCCAATAAGCGTAGTTCAAGAGAGAAGTTTCGGACTCTTTGGCATGATCTCTGGCATTGAAATAGGGACATGAGTCATAGCAATACATTCCTCTTGGCATTTTGTTTCGTATTCTGCATGTGCCAAGGGAATTTTTTTCCATGTTGTCAACACACAAATAATTATCGATTCCTTTAACCGACCCCCAATTAAATCTATATTTTTTGAAATCTTTCTCATATTGTTCTTGAAGAGCAATATCAGATGCTAGAATATATCCCTTTTTTCCTTTTTGATTAAGTATCCATGCAGACGCCATTCCAATTATAGATTTGCCCGAACCCACGGGAGCCGATAATATAACGGTCTTACTACCATTATCATATGCTTCTATAATTTTTTCTATTGATTCTTTCTGTCCTTTCCTCCATACAAAGTTTTCAGACATAAAAGTTTCTACAAATTGTTCTAAATATTCTTGTGTGTTCATGTAAATTTTATGAAAAGAAAAGCCTTAAGTTTCCTTAAGGCTTTAAATATAATTAATTAAATTTTTACCATCTTGAATATCGCTTGGGTCCTCCTGCAATCATTTTAGATTTAACAATTTTCCCCCCAGATTGATCTGCCATAACTCCTGCATTAACTCCTGAAGCTTCAATAGCATCGAATGCTTTATCAGCAATTTTGTCTGGATAATCCCATCC